GATTTATCTACTGTCAATCTACGCTGCGTGGATGCCACCAAATTGCTTGCTGGTTCAAGTATTAGCACGGTGGCTTCAACTCCTGCGGGACAGCTCTCAGGCGCTCGCGTCAATGCCATACTAGACGACATAGCCTTCCCTGTAAGCCTACGATCTATTGACACGGGCGACTCAACCCTACAAGCAGATCCCGGAACCACCAGAACCGCCTTAGAAGCCCTGCAAACGGTAGAAAATAGCGAGTTCGGTGGATTCTTTATTGATGCCGAAGGGCAAGCCACCTTTATTAGCCGAACCAACCTGATTAGCCGTCCAGCCACATCCGTTTACGCTTTCTCCGATACAGGCTCAGACATTAGTTATACAAACGCTGTGGTAGCTTTCGATGACACTCAGATCCTCAATGATGTCACCGTTACCCGTTCAGGTGGCACAGCTCAGAACGCTTTTGATCAAACCAGCATTGACACCTATTTCTTACACTCAGGCAACCGTACGGGCATCCTTGTTCAAACTGACACCGAAGCTTTAAATCAGGCTCAGGGCATCCTTGCTACCCGTAAGGATCCTGAAATCCGTATTGACAGCATTGCCCTTAACCTGTATGACGACACCAACCCAAACAAGCCTAAGGCTGGTGTGGACATTGAATTGCTTGATGGTGTGACGGTTACAAAGACAATGCCGGGCAGTACCACCATCACACAAGCAAGTCTTATTAACGGCATCCATCACGACATTACGAAATCAAGCTGGAATACAACCTTGTTTACGGCTGAGCCTTTATTGGCTGGATTCGTATTAAATTCATCAATTAGCGGTATACTAGGCACGAACGTGTTGAGCTACTAAGGAGAAACATGGCAGGCGCAGGATATAAGTTATTCAACACCGGAGACGTTTTAACGGCGGCTCAGGTAAACACCTATTTGATGGAGCAAACCGTCATGGTGTTTGCCAATGCCGCAGCGCGTACAACAGCGCTAAGCGGTGTGGTAAGCGAAGGAATGATTTCTTACCTTAAAGACACCAACGCTGTTGAAGTTTATGATGGTTCTAACTGGGTTAGCTCCGATGACCCTAATGCTATTCAAAACACAATCGTTGACGCCAAAGGCGATTTAATCACCGCAACCGCAGCAGACACTCCAGCTCGTCTCGCAGTCGGCTCAAATGGCGACACACTTGTCGCGAATAGTGCCGAAAGCACAGGGTTAATTTGGGCAAAACCAGTTGCCAGCCTAAGCAATCCGGTGATAAATGGCGGATTTGATATTTGGCAAAGAGGCACTTCTTTTTCTAGTCCTAATGCCGTTTATGTGGCAGACCGATGGAAAGCCGAAGGTTCTACTCCTGCTTGTACGATTTCAAGACAAGCAACAGGTGACACAACCAATCTGCCTAATATTCAGTACGGATTAAGATTTCAAAGAAACTCGGGTCAAACTAACACAACAGCAGTTTATCTTTACACCGGAATTGAAACCGCAAACGCGTTGCCATTTGCCGGTAAAGCGATAACAGTTTCTTTTTACGCAAAACGCGGAGCCGATTATTCTTCAAGCAGTAATATTTTAAGTTATTTCTTAAATAGTGGAACGGGAACAGATGAAAGCCCGAGCGGTTCTTACACAGGAAATGTAAGCGTTGCTTCTGGAAATGTCACATTGACTACCAGTTATCAGCGTTTTGTCTTTACTGGCACAATCGGAGCGACCGCGACAGAATTTAAGATTGGATTTAACTACACTCCTTCGGGTACTGCCGGCGCTAATGATTGGTTTGAGGTGACAGGCGTTCAGGTGGATTTCGGCACTTGGACAGCATCTACTGCTCCAACCTTCCGCAGAAGCGGGGGAACAATTCAAGGCGAGTTAGCCGCTTGCCAAAGGTATTATTGGCGCAGCGCAGATAACTCTGCTTATGCTGGTCACGCGATGGGCATTGCGAGAGAAACAACGGCTATCAGCACACAGGTAGTTTTTCCAGTCCCAATGAGAACTGCACCAACTTCCTTTGATGTTTCCAACTTACAGTATTCAGATGGTGTCGGCACAATAACAGTTTCCGCGCCTGGTCTTGCTCAAAAATCTAATCGTATGGCTGTTCTTGACGAAGCAGTCACGGGCGCTACCCAGTATCGCCCCTATTTTCTAAGAAACGCTAATAATACCGCTGGGTATATTGGCTTTAGTGCGGAGTTATAATGGACAACATCAAGATAATTGAAAGTAGTTTAGACGGCTCAGAACACGTCATTATTGACAGAGGCAACGGCGAATTTACCTCAATGCCTAAGGCAGTTTGGGATGAACTAGAAGCCGCCAAAGAAAACGGCACAATCTCGTAGGAATATGGCGAAACTTTGCAAAGCTGCTCAACAGCTTCGGGAGCAGATTGACGATGCGTTCCCCGATAGAAATCGAAACGCGCCTGAGGGCTGGCTCGGTGATTCACGCCATGCCGCCCGAGTTAGCGATCATAACCCTGACCCTGCTACGCAAATTGTACGTGCCTACGACTTTAACGCTGATTTTGGATCAAGCAAACACGAAGCATACGACCTTGCTGATCAGCTTCGATTACTTGCCAGATCTGATAAACGAATTTCTTACATAATTTTCAACGGAAAAATCGCTAGCTGGAGAAAAAATTACAAGTGGCGTAAATACACAGGTATTAACCCACACAAGACACACATCCACGTTAGTTTTACTGCGAAGGGCGATGAAGATCGCAGTATGTTCAGAATACCGCTACTCACGGGAGAGCCAATAAATGGAACAAGCAAAAGCAGTCGCCGCAAGTTGGGCAAGATCCTTTCTAGCAGCAGGAATAGCAACATATCTAGCGGTGGGTTGGGATGCACCTGCAATTGTCAATGCAGCTCTGGTCGCTAGTCTGCCGGTTATTCTCCGCTGGCTCAATCCTAACGACACAGCTTTCGGAAGGCGATGACTCCCGCTGAGTGGGCTGCCTTTGTTGCAGCCATCCTTTCTTGCTGTGCACTTATTGTCGGTGGACTTCGTTACATTATTCGTCATGAAGTACCCGGCATTTTGGAAGCATCAAACATCGTGTCGCGCATCGATAAGTTAGAGCGCATGGTTCTAGAATTGCTTACTAATGAGCGCAAGAAAACCAACAAAAAGCGAACTCGCCGCTAAGCGTAAGCGCAAGGAAAGCGCAGCGCGAAAGACAAGCGAACCGCTAAAGCCCATAGACATTTGGGCTACACAAATTGTTGAGTGTTATGAAGCTCTAGTCAGGGCTGGTTATGGTGAAGATAAGTCGCGCTGGTATATAGAAGAACAGATGCGCCTTCCCGATTGGATTATCCCTAATCCAGATCAGTCGCCCTACGAGGATGAGGAAGAAGACGATTAAGCGCATTGTCGTTATATCGGATTTACAGGTTCCCTTTGAAGATAAGAAAGCAGTCAAGAATGTCGCCCAATTCATCAGAAAATACAAGCCTGATGACGTTTTATGCGTGGGCGATGAAATCGACTTCCAAACAATTAGCCGATGGAGTTCCGGTCGGGATGAGTGGTCTGGAACCATTGGTCGAGATCGTGACAGAACTGTCGAAGTTTTATCCGAACTGCAAGTTCAACATCTCAGTAGATCAAACCACAGCGCAAGACTCTACAACTCCCTAAGCAAGCGCCTACCCGGCTTGATTGGCTTGCCTGAGCTGACAATCGAGCGGTTCCTACGCCTAGATGAACTAGGCATCAAGTACCACGACAAGCCCTATCAGTTCCATGAGGATTGGGTAATGGTTCACGGAGACGAGCAAAGCACCAAGCCACAAGGGGGTTTAACAGCCCTAGAAGCCGCTAAGAGGCATGGAAAGTCGGTGGTATGTGGTCACACCCACAGGCAGGGCATTTCGTCCTTTACAACGGCTTCTGGGGGCGTTTTAACGGGTATCCTGACAGGTTTTGAAGTAGGTCATTTGATGGATGAAACCAAGGCGTATTACACCAAGGGTACGATGAATTGGCAGAAAGGCTTTGGCATCATTTACGTTGATCGTAAGCGTGTGCAGCCTGTTGCCATACCTGTTGAGCGTGATGGCAGCTTTATTGTTGAAGGAAAGCGATTTGGCTAACTCCAGGAAATGTCGACAATTCTAAATTAGACACGCCGAATAGGGATTTGAAATCCTATTTGAAATGGGTATTCTTTATCTATGACTGAAGGTCAGTCATGGAAGGAAAATCATGGGCGGTACAAAAGTAAGAAATCCACGTTACTGCATTAAGTGTGATTGGATTTATCCAGAAGATCGCTGGATGGCAGTCGAGGAACATTTAGAACGTTGCTGGCATTACGCAAACGGCATCGATTGTATGCACCTTGAAGGCAAAACCTGTTGTGAGTGTGTCAAATGACAATCAGGTTTGATCGTAAGTCCGGTGCATACACGGACGGTAAACACTACGTAAAAGCATCTTTTATACGTGAGTATGCAAAATCAAAGCTAGGCATTAGCCAAGAGCGCGGCAGATTAAGCCGTGAAGTCTTGGCTGCGTATTTCCTTGATGTTCATGGGGTGAGCGCAGATGTCGAATAATTTAACTGCCGAACAAATCGTCATGGTTTGCTTAGGCTTGTTTGTTTTATTTTGGATCATTTATTCAGTAATCATTTCTATTTATCAAAGGGGCTATCAAAATGGGTTCGCAAAAGGGTACGTCAGAGGCAAAGTCGTTCAAAGCGAAAGATTTATTGACTAATGCGGCAGATACGATTTCTGAAAGAGGACTCACGCATGGTCATTACGACCAAACAATGCTCAGAACTTCAAAGCTTTGGGCAACCTTCTTGGGTACATCAATCGACCCGGCTGACGTTGCAATCTGTATGGCATTGGTCAAGCTCGCAAGAATTATGGAAACTCCAACAGTTCACGATTCTTGGGTGGATTTCTGCGCCTATGCAGCAATTGCGGGAGAACTCGCAGTCAAAGATTGGCATGATCTGGATGCTTGGTAGATCGCCGAAAGGTACTTGGTGCGATTACTGCAAGATGCAATACGGGACTTCGCATTGGAAGGGACAAACACAAGCCGTTTGGCAAATTACGTCAAAACGGCACAACCAAATCATTGTCAGACATTACTGTCAGTCTTGCGCTAATTACGTTCAAGATTGGAATTCAAAAACTTGGACGCTACGAGAGCAAATCGAGTATGCACAAGGAAAGGAAAAACTAGATGTTCAACTTGGAGAACTATGAAGATGTTGACACAAGGATCCACAACTTCTACGAGGCGCATCCTGACGGCGCTATCACTACGCAGCTCATTGAGAACAATGAGGAAAAAGGAACGGTCATATTTAAGGCGATGGCTTACCGTGTCTATCTTGATTCTCAACCTTCCGCTATTGGTTATGCGCGTGGCGCTCGCAAGGATCGTGGCGTTGATCGTGATTTTTGGTTTGAAAATTGTGAAACGTCTGCAATTGGACGATGCTTGGCAAATCTCGGACTATCTGCTAAGGGAAAGCGAGCAAGCAGTCTGGAAATGGCTAAGGTTAATGACTCTAAAACAAGTCCTGCACCCATACGCGTACGCACCGAAGAACAAAAGGAGTTTTTAAGTGCTACCAACAAAGAAACTGAAATCATCTGGGATACAACAATTGAGCCACCGGCTGACATTGAACCCGCTTTTAAGGATGCAGTTGATCTTGTTCAGCAGACATTTTCTGCCGAGCCTGTGCCGCAATGCAAGCATGGTTCTCGCGTCTTGCGTGAAGGCGTTGGTAAAAATGGTGCTTATCGTGGTTGGGGTTGCAGTCTTCCTATGAAGCGCAAAGCCGAACAATGCAAGATGTTGTGGATGGTGATAGATGCTAGTGGGAAATGGCATTTCAGACCGGAAGATGAAGGGTTGGTTGCCGGATGAGAATCGCACAATGTTTAGGCTGCAAGCTCATGGCATTGCTTGTAACGGATTTATGTACGGCGTGTGAATCGCGCTATGAAAAGAAAGTACGCATCAAACAATTAGCATGTGATGTGTGCTTACAAACAGTTCCATTGCGGACAATCCTGACCAACAATGATGAAGTGATCGATATATGCCGGGTGTGTTGGGAAGATATGCTCGAAAAGGCAGGTGATGAATAATGTTGGTATTAGACGCACGATTAGACGTGTGCGACAATTGCAATGAGCCTATACTTGCGGGGGCAAGTAAGCCGTGCGAGTGTCGCACCTGTCATGTGAGGACAAACTAGTGAGCAAATCGCGTAAGGTAAGAGGACGCGAAAGCGAGCGAATATTAGCACAATATTTGCGTGATCATGGATGGGCACACGCCCATCAGGTCGGATCAGGTGCAGCAGGATCAGATATTCAAGGCATTGACGGATTAGATATTGAAGTCAAAGCCCGGTCTAAGTTTGATCCTAAGGCAACAATGCAGCAGCTGAAAGACCGCAAGACCAAGGGACTAGGCGTAGCCGTCATGCGCCTAAACGGTCAAGGGGAAGCTGCCATCGATGATTGGGTGGCAGTTCTCCGAGTTGAAGATCTTGTTTACTTACTCAAGGCTAATGGCTACTGAATCCAAACTAATTCACCGATGCACAGGCTGTGGACTATGGATCTACGGTCAACGTGAGAAATGTGAGTCTTGCTCAAATGTCGACAATTAGAAACGCGACACGCCATCTGACCTGCGGTTTTGTAAATAGACTTGACACGCTTGGTATGCTCAGACGCTCGCGCCGCCTGAAAGGCAGCGGCGCCGCGCGGCGAGCATTGGGGCGCTCTATTGTCATTTTGGCGTTAGCAATGACACATAGCGTTGCCGGAACAAGTTATACAAATGCTAAACAAAAGCCACTTCACGTTATGAACATAAAG